GCCGCATATAAATCTTTCGTAACATCCTTTAATTTATGTGCCTGTATACACGGTATCATTGTTTTGTCGTGCGTGGACAACATAGTTTCGTGGTATCGCGTATCTTGGTCGAAATTGATAACAGCAACCTTTTTTCCGATATATACATATTCTTTATAAGCTTGAATTAGATGTGTAGTTTTACCGGAAAACATGGGACCAATCCATAATTTCAAGTAGCCGTTCTGGGTGTTCATAACAGTAAGGTAGTATGATGTAACGTATCTATATCGATTCGTATTCAATTTTATTATGTTTTATGAAAACTATATAACAGAAATGTCTATTCACTATACATAATAATGTCTTCGGAAAATACAGATACGATTCCATGGGTTGAAAAATATAGACCAAGTCATTTTGAAAATATTGTGTTAGACCCTACAAACCGAGAATTTTTTAATAAGATAGTAAAAACAGGTCAATTCCCGAATCTTATGTTTTATGGTCCACCGGGAACGGGAAAAACAACTACCATTATAAATTTGATACAGCAATTTCAACATACACACGGGCGTATAAACAAAAGCAATGTTATCCATTTAAACGCATCAGATGAGCGAGGTATTGATATTATTCGAAACCAAATTCATTCCTTTGTTCGAACAATGAATTTGTTCGAAAGTGGGTTCAAGTTTGTAATATTAGACGAGGTAGATTATATGACTAAGAATGCACAACAAGCATTAAAATATTTATTACAAACAACCACGACAAAAGTAAGATTTTGCTTGATATGTAATTATATTAGTAAAATAGACGAACCATTGAAGAATGAATTTATCTGCGTAAGATTTAATCAATTGCCGACACAAGATATTCATAAATTTATTAAAACCATTGCGACAAAAGAGAATATATTGATAACAAACGAATCAATACAAATAATACAAACAATGTATCGGTCGGATATACGAAGTATGATTAATTTTCTTCAGTTAAATCAAAATTTCCAGATAGATGAATGGAATCATAATATACTAAATGATAAAATATTAGAAGAGTTGCATGAAAATTTGTGCTCGATTCAGAGTTTCGATGTTTTAAAGAAACTGATTCATAAAATAAGTGCTGCCTATAACAAGGATAAAAAACACATTATAAACGCATATCTAAATTATGTTATTCGTAACAATCGAGTAAATCTCACACCCGAATTCATGAATATGTTAGAACATGTGATTCATTCATCGAATGCTGTGATGGACGACATTTTATATTATATGTCGAACACCGACATGCAGTCAATTAATATTGAACAATGTTACAATAGAATAGTGGAAACTGTTTAACTAAAAACGTTCTGTATTACATAGAACGTTTTTACAATACTACCAGTTAGCACACAATTACTTCTCAATAGAAGACATCATTTTATCCATACGAGCACGCAAATTATGGATAAAATATCCATCGGGAGGGGTGCATGCGGTCATACTTGGGTCGAAATTACACATAGCGCTTGATAGTTCGTTTGATTGAATGTCGGTATTTCTATCTTTAATAGGTTCGACCTTGGGAGATTTGGGTAATTCAATCGGTTTACTTCCGCGTGTAGCATGTTTGGTGGATAGAGCGAGTTGTCTGGATAGCATAGTAGTATATACTACCCAAATATTTTATCTAGGCAGATTTGCGTTAATTATAAAATTGAAAGAACTTAGAGTCGCGTTTATATTCTTTATAACGGAATAAATATAACGACAATGGACTTAAATATCGACGATGAATGGATGAAATACCTATCAAATACGCGTACAGGTGAAACGAGTAAAACTCATATACCCAAATCGGAATCATTGACGGTGGATACGGTTGCTCCAATTTGTGGGGAATTAAATATATCGACTACGACAAAGGTTTTGTTTATAAACCAACCGGTTGATATAAACAACGTGTTTTGGAATATACCGATTATGAAATATGAAGAACCGAGTAATGGAATTATAAAGAAGCAAATGAAAATTGTATCACATACTCTATCTGAATTCGACGAATACACCCGAAAATTGGAAACCATTGATTATTATTCAGAACATATAATTAAACGAATCGACAATCCAAATGCACGACGCATCAAGTTCAAAGACGAACGAAAGATTACGGTAGGTGTATCAAAAAAGGATATAATGAATTGCCGAGGTAAGGTAAAGAACGCCTTTTACAATTGCTTTGCAATGATATTGCGATTTCGTTACGAAACTGCATTTCGTGAAATTCATGTAAAAATATTCAATACGGGTAAGATGGAGATACCAGGTATTGTGAATGATGAATTGCTAAATATCGTGCGCCCTATGATTTTGTCTATATTATCTAAATTACTTCCCGAAGATACCCCCGTGGAATTTGTAGAAAATGACGCGGAAAATAACGTATTAATAAATTCGAATTTCAATTGCGGTTATTATATTAATCGCGAAAAGTTATATTCCATTCTTAGGAGTGATAAATATAACATAGAAACAGCATATGACCCGTGCAGTTATCCTGGAGTAAAATGTAAATTTTACTTCAATCACGATGATGGTTATACGAGTGATAAACAGAAGGGTTTTATTTGTCGAAACGATTGCAATCAAAAAATGAACGAATTAGGCGATAACAAAAAATACACTGAGGTATCGTTTATGATTTTCCGCACAGGAAGTGGGTTAATTGTTGGTAATTGCACCCGAAAAATATTAGATTATATTTATAACTTTATTAAAACTTTATTATACGATGAATATTCAAATATCATGACTCCGTCCGAAGAAACGACTCTAAAGGTAAAGCAGGAAAAAATACGAAAAAAGAATATAAGTGTTACGAAGGAGTATATGGAGTCAAATGTTCTAAAGTAATTGATTGGATTTACTCGTTGTTAAATATCCATTCAACAAACGAATCCATATTATGCATCGTGTTTGATTGGATAAATTTTTCCTCTAATATCTCTTTATCACGAGAGAATTTACGGAACATGATGTCTCGAACACGATTCGGTCTAAATACTAAATCACTATTCTTTGTTAAAAACGAATGCAATGATGTTAAAAGTAACGAATGGCGTTCGGAATACAGTTTATCATCAAAGATGTCCTGTAAAGTCTCCACTATTCTAAATATATGATATTTTTTCTCGTCAAGTACTAAATTTAAAATGGACGAGGTAAACGTATTGTTTAAATATAACCGCTCGTCTTGTGTAACATTTTGATTATACCATACAAGTATTATTTCCGACCATTTAGACAATTTTGTGATGAAATACACAGACTCACCGTCAGTTTTTTTATTGGTTGAATCATACGCATTTAGCGCAATATTACCAATGAGAACTTTATGAACAAACATACTCGGATTATGCATTTCTCCAAAATCCTTTGTATATATTTTTTCAACGTATTCATTGTATAAAATATAACACCTCTCTAGATATACATCGAGCTGTTCAGGGCTCATATTGACCAAATACATCATACCTAGGATTTGTAAAATCGATTTCCATGCACTATACTGTAGCAATTGTCCCGACCTACTAGCATTACGTATAACCCCATTTTTATGTTTCTCATTCATATATTTAAAATAACGAGATTGGGTTGATGAATACAATTCGATTATAGTCCGACGATAATTAGAAACTTCCATAGTAAATTATATTTAGAGATAAATTATCTGCGTAAAAATAATTAAAAAATCATAAAATAATAGTTTATAATTAATCATGAGTGCACTAGTTGAAACCCAATCCGAATCGCAAAGTTTCCGTTTACCCGATGTTGCTACTTTGCAACATGCATCTAAGTTGTCTATTGTAGAAGATAAGCCAATTATGATGGATTACTGGACACAATCTTTAGAAAAAACCGTCTTAATTGGTGTAAAGGAGAACCAAGAAAAACTTTTAGTCAAAAGCGAGGATGAATATACCAGTCCTATTGTTAAAATTTATAAAACAAGCAGTGAATATATTGTTGCTACCGAAAACTCCATTTATTTAGTGGACGTCAATATTCCAACTAAACGCATTTCTTCTTAAATATAATATCGATTCACAATTTGTAACTTATGCAAATTGCGAATATAACAATTATAAAATCTGTTTCAATGATTCAATTTGTTCACTTGAGATTGTATTGGGAAATTCTACATGAAAATTAATTATTAAAGAACCAGTATTATTCTCTCTATTCATACCCATGTTTGGTATTACTTTTTTAAATCCCGGTTTGACTATAGTTGTATTTGCATTATTATTCAATAAAAGTTCGTTACCATGTATATGTTTAAGTTTAAACGAAAATCCACATAACGACTCCTTTAATGTGATTGTTTTATCATAAACCAGGTCTAATCCCTGACGGCGAAAAATAGTGTTGTTTTCTAATAAAATTAGTATCTTGACGTCTCCCTTGACTTGTTCAGCAGTCACATTGCCTTTTTCTCCAATAGTAATACATTCATTATTATCTATTCCGGGAAAAATGTCCACATAAAGCGTTTCTGTTTCTGCGATTTGAACATCTCCAACCATTACATTTCGTTCAATTTCGACCGGTAATTTACAACCATTATATGCTTGTTCTAGTGTAATTTTAATTGTTTTAGAAATCGTTACAGGTTTTCTCAATATTCTAGGTCCTCCTCTCATACCAGGTATTCCTCCCATACCAGGTATTCCTCCCATACCAGGTATTCCTCCCATACCTCCCATACCAGGTATTCCTCCATGGAATATTTGAACATTAGGAGATTCACCTCCCATACCCCCAAAAAGCGCGCTAAATAACTCGCCTATATCTCCATCAGATTGATTCATGGTCGGCATTCTCATAAACGGCATATTACCCCCAGCTAAATGAGCAAAAGGATTGTCTCCGAATTTCAATTCCATATCATATTGTTTTCGTTTTGAACTATCACCAATGGTATCATATGCATCATTAATTTCACGAATTTTATCTTGTGCGTCAGCATTATTATTACGGTCAGGATGATATTGTAGACTTAATTTACGATAAGCCTTTTTTATCTCAGCATCAGAAGCATTTTGAGATACACCAAGCGTTTCGTAATGTCCCATAGTAGATATATTTAGAAATATCTATTTATTCGAGTTTCGATACGAATCTTATAATAAATAACATAATCGAAATCGACATAGAATATACATCATTAGTTATAAGATAACATGAATAATTTCTTTACAAAACCATCTAGTATTCCAAATATAGCAGAGCATCAAACATTTGTCGCTAAATATAGACCCTATTTTATAAATGATTTTCACACCAATGAGCAATTTAAAAAGGTATTGCATTCATTGATAGAAATAGACGATGTAAACATTTTAGTAACCGGGTCGACTAATTCGGGAAAAACATCAATGTTATATGCGATTATTCGCGACTATTATAATTTGGAGAAATATCAATCATTCCCTGAAAACAATATTATGTTTATTAATAGTTTGAAAGAACAGGGGATTAACTATTATCGAAATGAAATGCGAACATTTAGTCAATCGAAGTGTTCAATTCACGGTAAGAAAAAGTTGGTTATAGTGGATGACTTGGATTTAATCAATGACCAAAGCCAGCAGGTGTTTCGAAATTATATTGATAAATACAAATCCAATATAAATTTTGTATCGGTATGTTCGAATGTGCATAAAGTGATTGAGAGCATTCAATCTCGAATACATATTTTACGTTTAGACCCCCCAAATCGGAGCATGGTGGAAAAGTTAACAGACAATATTATAAATTCCGAGAATTTACAGCTAACTGAAGAAGCTCGCAAATATATACTAGAATTTTCCAATTATTCTATACGAGAGGTGATTACACATTTAGAAAAAATAAAGATAATATCGACAGATGTTGACCGAAACATTGATGCGAATGATTGTAAAAAAATCATATCAAATATATCACATCAATATTTTGAAGATTACATTTCATTTTTACGTAACAACCAATTACCAGAAGCAATACATATATTATATACGGTATATGACTATGGATATTCTGTAATCGATATATTGGATTTATTTTATGCGTTTGTAAAGACGTCGTCGCATTTAAGCGAAAATGAAAAATACCTTTTAATCCCCTTTTTATGCAAATACATTGCCTATTTCCACACTTTACACGAGGACACAATTGAAATAGTATTATTTACCAACAGCATTAAACCGATATTCACAAATACTGCGACAGACAATGTGTTAAATCTGGCGTAATGCTTTCTCTGTAAATATTTTAGCGCTATATATTATCGGACATGCTGAAGCAAATATTTCGCGAAAATCCATCTCCAACCCATTTATTCGAAATATTGGAAAAAGTCTGTTTAAAAACTGATAGATATTATTTAGTCGATAACAATGCATATAAAAAAATTATATTTCATGGTTTGGAGAAGGATTTCTTAGAAATTCTGCTGCCGTATTACCAAGAATCAAAAAACTTCTATGTAACACGCAAGTTCACTTACAATTCATTCATGAATATTATACGTCAAATCTGCAAAACAAACGCTATCATGTTTAATTCATCGATTAAATATAACGAATCAAAATACAATATCGACTACTTTGTGTATTTCAAAAGCGCAGACCTTGAATGTATAGTTTCAAAACCAATTTGAATATGTAGTTGAATTTATAAGAATATAATACATTTGTATATTATATACTTTAGCTATTATCCATGCCTATTAGTGAAAATGGAATTCTCTATTCAATTATTGCGGTTGGAATAGTATTCGCTGTAAACATATTTGGTACACGTATTAAAGATTCAATATCTACCGAGTCGGGCGAAAATGAACTAATTCGCAAGTATTTATTAAACGATAGTCCATTATATGGCTATAATCGTCCAAAGTTGTGGATACACACTACATATGAATACAATGCTCGCAAGTGGAAAAGTTTCGGCTCTCGTAGTTCAACCGATTTAAATCAACCTTATATACATTTAACGGTTAAATCGATTGTAAAGCATTGTGGTAATGATTTTAATGTGTGTCTTATCGACGATGATTCATTCAATCAGTTAATTCCCAACTGGACAGTGAAAGTATCGGAGTTACCTGAACCTGCACGACAATGTTATCGTGATTTAGCCATGAGTGAGTTGTTATATATTTACGGAGGTCTGGTTGTCCCAAACACCTTTGTTTGCTTACGCAATCTCGCGGGACTATATCACAAAAACGTTGAAGATAATGTCCCATTTGTATGTGAAATGCCGAATCGTTATGAGACTCTAATTCAAGGTCAGAAATGGAATTTATTCACATCGAACATTCGTTTTATGGGCGCACCTAAACGTTCACCTGTTATACGCGAAATGGCGCAATATTTAAAAATACGAACCGATAATGGTCATGCAAATTCCGAACCTGATTTTTTCGGATATACATCAAAATGGGTAAATAATGAGGTTGTGCGCGAAAGATTCCGTTTGGTTGACGGTGTTCAAATTGGTGTAAAGACAATTGGTAACAAAGCGGTTATTTTGGAGGATTTATTGAGTTCGGAACCAATCAAGTTTTGTCCTCAACGCACCTACGGTGTTCTTATTCCCGGCGATGAAATACTGCGTCGTTCACATTACCAGTGGTTTTCTGTATTACCAACAGAAGAGTTATTAAAAACTGATATGGCTATCACTCGATATATATTAGCCTCTCTTGCGGATAACGACGAAGAAGACGAAGAACCGACCAGAGATTCCTATAATGAACGCACTGTGATTTCAATATAATCGTGGTGTAAATATTCGTTATATTCATTGATGTATATATTATGAATACATCAATGAACTATCCAATCAAAATAGCTCGTTTCAGACAATACTGAGAAGGGGGTATATTAAAAATTTTATCGTATTTTTCTCTTTCTAGTTTTTCCATGTTTTCTACGTTTTCTATGTTTTTTAGATTTGTTGGTTGTTGTTCGTCCGCCACCACCGCGTCCAGGTTTACCATCTTGACCTCTACCTCGACCTCTATCTCTACCACTACCTCTACCTCTATTTTGAGGATTAGGAGTAGGAGTACCGCCTGCATCACTACCAGCAGAAGCAACTGAGCCTTTACTATTACCATTCGATTTTTTACTTGCGGTGGGGACAGGAGCAGCAAGTGCAGGAGCAGCAGGTTCAGGAAAAGCAGCAAGTGCAGTAGCAGCAAGTGCAGGAGCAGCAAGTGCAGAATCAACTGGGTCTTTACGATTACCATTAGATTTTTTACTTGCGACGGGGACAGGAGCACCAAGTGCAGAAGCACCAAGTGCAGGATAATTTTGTTCATATTGAGCAGAAGCAACTGAGCCTTTACTATTACCATTCGATTTTTTACTTGCGGTGGGGACAGGAGCAGCAAGTGCAGGAGCAGCAAGTGCAGGAGCAGCTCGCTTTCCGACATAAGTGAGGTCGACGGCTGATGCTCCCGCTGCTTTTCCTGAACCCGCTGCTTTTCCTGAACCTGCTGCTTTTCCTGAACCTGCTGCTACTGCACTTGCTGCTTTCCCTGAACCTGCTGCTTTTCCTGAACCTGCTGCTTTTCCTGAACCTGCTGCTCCCACTGCTGCTTTTGCTGCATACTCCACGGGCGTTGTCACACGTCGATCAGCCGGAATATTTCTATCATATAGTGATGTTATTCCAACATCTTTTTTTATCACACGAACACCTCTTACGCTACCGGGTGGTTCACATAATTCCCTCAAATTATCAACCAACAATTGTTTCACATTACTATCGAGGTCATTATTCTGCATAATTCCGAATCTATTTGCAACATCGACCATATAGTCAG